ATTACCGCGGCCAGGCCGGGCCGGCGGTCCATGCCTCCGCGATCCGCGCGCGCGTCGCGTGGATGCAGGGCGCCGTCGATCCCGCCGCGCGCGGGCGCGGGCAGAAGGACGGCGAGCAGCTGCTGGCGAACTACGTCGACCTCGGGCTGCTGGTCAGCAAGGCCGACAACGGCGTCGAGGCCGGCCTGTTCGATGTCTGGCAGCGGCTCTCGACCGGCCGGCTCAAGGTGTTCCGCACGCTGCAGAACTGGCTGGCGGAGTACCGCCTGTACCGGCGCGACGAGAAGGGCGCGGTGGTGAAGAAGGACGATCACCTGATGGACGCGACCCGCTACTTCATCGTGTCCGGCCTGCCGCTGTGCCAAGTCGCCCCCGACGCCGGCCGCCGCCTCGTGCGCGGCGACGACGGGCAGGCCAATCACCAGACCGACTACGACCCGTTCGAGGAGCTACGGGACCCGTGAGCATCGACACAACCATAAAGGAGCGCTGAATGCCGATCGTACGTCTCTATCCCGTCGGCGAGGCCTCGCCGCAGCCGCTTCCCGACGTCACGCCCCACGTGCCGGCGGCAGGCGACATCAACCTGTTCGGCGGCAACCAGGCGCGCGACCTTCAGGTCGCCGGCCAGAATCTCGGCCAGGCGAGCGACGCGCTGTTCGCGCTCTACGAACGCCACGCGCAGGAAGCCAACGACACCCGCGTGCAGGATCTCAACAACCGCTTCATGGACGGCTCGCGCGCGATCCTGCAGACGGGGCCGGACGCCTACTACAAGCTGTCGGGCGCCGATGCCATCCAGGGTGCCGATGCGGCGACCGCGAAGCTGACAAGCCTCAAGGACGAGGTCTTCAGCCAGGCCGCCAACCGCTATCAGCGCGAGAGGCTCGTTCCGATCCTCGACGCGCATCTCGCAGCGTCGACCACCGGCATCGCACGCCACGTCGCCGGGCAGCAGGCGATCTATGCGCGCAGCGTTGCGGCCAACGCGATCGAGACTTCGCGGGCGGAGGCCATCGCCGATCCCGCGAACATGGACTACGCCATGATGCGCGCCGAAGGCGCGGCGCGGGCCTACAACAGAGGACAGCCGCCCGAAATCATCGACAACGCGGTCCGCGAGGCGGGCTCTTCAGTCATCGCCGGCGTGATCGGCGACCGCCTCTCGCGCAACGATCCGATGGGCCTGACGCTGTTCCGCCAACACGCCGACCGCCTCGACGATCGCACGCGCCGCACGCTCGGGGTCGCAGCCGAGACGTTGTCGAACACCCTCGACGCGGCGGTGTGGCTGCGCGAGCGCAGCGCCACCCTGCACACGCCCGCGCCGACCGGCGATGCAGCACTCGATGCGGTGAACGCCGCGAGCGCCTCCACCGCCGAGCCGCCGCCGGTCGTCTCGTCGGGTGGCACGCTGCTCGACCAGGACGACGGCATCGCCGGCACCGGCGAGCGGCTGGCCGAAATCGAGGACCGCCGTCGCGCACTGACCGCGTTGAACCAGCAGGAGTTCGCCGTCAATCCCGCGCGCCTGCGCGCCAACCAGACGGCGATCGATACCGACACTGCCCGAGGCCGTGCCGCCGTGAAGACCGAATCCGACAGCCTCTACGCCGACCTGCGCCGCCACCAGACGACGGGCGGTCCGAACGGCGGCCCTGCCGTGACGCCACCGCCGGCGACGATCATGAGCCGGCTGACCGACGCCCAGCAGGACGCGGTGACGGCCCAGATCAACGGCAACATCGAAGGCCGCACGCCGAGGACCGATCCGCAGACCTGGTACGCGATCCGCCAGGGCTTGACCGGCGACGACGCCGACGAGCGCCAGCGCTGGGCGTCGAAGAACCTGGTCCAGTTCATGGGCCGGCTGTCGACCGAGGATTTCGCGGCATTGGAGAAACTGCAGGCGGCCGTGCGCAGCAACGACGGCAGCGCCGAGCTGAGCCGTCTGAACGTCATCACCCGTATGGCTGATAGTGCGCTGTGGTCTGCGGGCATCGATCCGACATCGCAGCCTGATGCGACACCCGACAGCGATGCAGCGCAGGCGGCGAGATTTCACCGCGCTCTTGAGGACGAGCTGTCTGCGCTCGAGAGCCGGGGGCGCAGGCCGACCGAGGCCGAAGCTTACGACATCGTCAACGAGCTGAAGGACACGGCGATCAAGAGCGGCTGGCTCGAAGTCAACGGCCCGTACGCATCCCCGACCGAACCGTCCGATGGCAGAGACGGCAATGGGCAATGGGCAGACGCCAACGTCGTGCGAGTGGCAGGAGGCGACAAAGACAAGGACGGCAAGCGTCCTCGGTTGCCGGGATCGGGCAATCGCCCGACGTTGGGACGACCCGATGACGAAATGCCGCCGCCTAAGCAGATCAATCCTCTCGCCATCCCTGGTCGTGGCGGGGGTGGCTTGGGGCTCCCCCGGTTTACGCGTCCGTCGCCCAGCGCCGAAGGGGTGACGCCGAAGCCAGCGCCACCATCGAACCCCGCACCTGCTACGGGAAAGACCACAGCCGGTGGGATTCAAACGAACCGGGCCCCATTTACTCTATCTGGCCCCCGGACGGATACACCTACGCCTTCCGAGATTGCAGAAAACGAACGCGCCGGCCGGCGAATTGCGGGAGGCCATGCTTCGCTCAAGCATATGTTCGAGGAATTCCCCGACATGCGCAGTCTCGACGACTACGCTCGGCACATAGCCGAAGTCATGACGCATTGGACGGCCAAGAAGGACTTTACCAACGGCGACCGCACGCTCTATTGGGACAAGACAACCGGAACGATTGTATGGCGAGACCCTGGGGCGCGGGACGGTGGTTCTGCCTTCCGGCCGAAAAATCCCAAACAATATTTCGATCGACAGGAGAGATAGGTCACCATGCAAATCAAAAAGGTAACCAAGGATAAGGCGACTGTTTGGATTTCCAGCGACGAGCTGAGATTCATGATCGCGGCAACGGAGAGAGCTCTCAAGGAAATCGACCCGGAGTACTTCTATACGAGGACGGGTCGGACCGTGGCCTATGCGAATGCCGTGGTTGGGCAGCTTCGCGTCGCCGATAACAATAGGGAGGGTCTCATGCCGTCGCATCAGCCCGACGATCACGCTCGCGGAGTCGCGGATGATCCACACGCGCGATCGAGCCAGCGCGTCATCATGACGGTCGACCTTGCTGCGGAAGACGGCGCGTTGGTCTCTCTCTCAGACCACGAGCTTAGATTCTTGAACAATGCGATCAACGAGGCTGTTAACGGGCTTCGCGAGAGCAAGGAGTTCGAAGCTACGGGCAAAACGGGCGATTACAGCGATAGACTCATGGATCAACTTATGGCTGCAAACGACAAGATCGAGGCATTGAACTAGCATTCGATGAGTGGTTCGGCGCTCCCGCCGACCAACCGGGAACAGGTGTTAGCGAGCCACCTCCGGAAGGGTATCAGAAGCGCCCTTCCGTGAGCCTCGATGATGTCCGACGACCCGCGACAAGGTCGGCCGGCTCCTTGTAGGAGCCGGCGTTGATCTGGCGGGAAGCGGACCGCCGGGTGGTGCGCGATGAGAGCCGGCGCAAGCTCGCGACCGACGGGAGCTCTATCCGAAGCACCTGCAGTTCTTCGCCGCCGGTGCAGTGCATCGCGAGCGGCTGTTCATGGCGGCCAATCGCGTGGGGAAGACCGAGGGCGTCGGCGGCTACGAGACGGTGCTGCAGCGCACCTGCGCCTATCCTCCGTGGTGTTATGTCCTGTTGTTCGATCGTCCGATCAGCGGGTGGGTGGCAGGCAAGACCAACGAGACGACGCGCGACATCGTGCAGGCCAAGCTGTTCGGCCGGGTGGAGGGCTCGGGCAGCAAGAAGCGCTTTTCCGGTACTGGGTTGGTGCCCGGTGATCTCATCGGCGACTGCTCATGGCGCGGCGCCTTTCCCGATCTTGCCGACACGGTGGCGATCAAGCACGCGAGCGGCGGCGCCTCGACCTTGGGCCTCAAGTCGTACCAGCAGGGACGCGGGGCGTTCGAGGGCACCGAGCAGGACGTGGTGTGGCTCGACGAGGAGCCGCCGCTCGACGTCTACGTCGAGTGCCTGGTGCGCACCATGACGACCGGCGGGTTGG